CCGACGAGAGCCAAAGAAGACCACCAGGGCTTCGTTATCGAAGCCTTCATGACGCCTTGGGCGCCATGCTTGTGTGCGATCGAACGCACACCGAGTCGGGACAAACCCGGCCCTAGGTCCACCGGCTTGAGCCGGCGGGCCACCTCGTACGCTTGCGCGTACGTGGTACGGGGGGCGGTCGAAGCCGCCCCTCCCTGCCTCTTGACGAAGAGAGACAGCCTCCGCATCTTCTGATACGGAGAATCACGGGAAACTTTAAGGTTCCCGTTAGCAGCATCAAGGAATGCTGCACGCCCGAGAACGGGCGTCACCTCATCGAGCATTTCGGTGAGGTCGGCCTGCTCAGGTTGGGCAGACCAGCGGACCGCGTCAAGCGCGATCCGATAACGGTCCATAACTGTACCGTTAGAGTTCAGCTCATAGGGCTGACCTCGAAGTTGGCCATTATTGGCCAGCTGTACAATTGCTGCAGTTCGACCTGCAACAACAGCGTGTTTCCTCCTAGGGATCACGCCCCACCCCCCCATTTGGAGGGGCGCAAAGGGGTCCAAACCCCTTTTCCTGATCGTCCTGATCAGGTCGCGTCCTAAAAGGACGCTCGTACCGTGGAGTCGTCTCCACGGCACACCTGTCCGGATGGACAGGTTCCACTGGACCTGGTCCGGTGGCTCCCCCTGCGCAAAAGCGCGCAGGGAACAGACAGGTTGGCGCACTAGTACGCCATTGACGTGTCTGTAGGTGTTCTCGCAGAACACCGCCATCTCGCGGGAGATGGCTGTCTTGAGATCATTGATCTCAAAACCAATAGATTCCATGAGGGATCTATACCGGGCCCACATCTTGAGGGTCCAGAGGGCGACGAGATCGTCGCCCTTGATCCGGAATTTGTATCCCGGATCGACCAGTTCCGCAACGCGGAAGTGGATCATGGACAAAATTGTCCATGACGGAGGGAGGCCCATAAAGGTCCCCCTTCTAGCTGGGTGGCCATCCACCCAGCTCCCGTAGACCAAGTTTGGGTCCACGTCCAACCGGCTACAAAGCCGGTCGATGGCCTCTCTGGAGAGGCGGTCTGTCGCAGACGACAGATCTGCGGAGACGTAAAACCGTCCCCGCTTCCTCCTCCCGAAATCAATCCGGAGGAGTTCCGGGTCCCTAAGGGACTCAGAAGTCGCAATATTCTTATTGCGAATGAGGAGGGGAAAATACCGCCTCCTCGCCTCGTGGCCATGAGCCACGAGGCAAGGATCGTTTTTAGTAACGATCCTCAATTTACCCCCGATCTCGGGGATAATCGAGACACTCGAAGGTGTCCCGGGTCCCGGTTTAGGAAACTGGGACTGGAACCCTGACTTACTCAGGGTCCCAAGGGTCGAGAGATTACCTCCCGGCCGATGCCTTGTGATCAAACGAGCACAGGGAAGAGACGCGGATGATATCGTCCGCGCCCGGAGAAAGGCGTTCCTTCCTCCCTTGCTGCGAGGGAAACCCTCGCAGGCAGCGGTGCTGGCCAGATCGGTCAGCTCCAGAGGACCGGGTTGAACCCGGTTCTTCTCTCCAAAAGATTCAATCTTTTGGAGAAGCCACTCGTCAGTACAGACGAATGGTTCCGCGACAGAAGCATAAAACTTCTGCCGAGCAGCCTCGATA